TCACAACTTGTTCATTATTTGGGTCTGATAATTTGGTTACATATGTTTCATCAACTTTAATGTAATCGGCAAAATTAATCAACATATCCGAGTTGGTATATTGTTGGTCTTTTGCAGGGAAAATTGAATCTGTGTATTTGTTACCATTAGCAGTCTGTGGATAACCGACTGCCATATTATTACCCAAGTCATTAGGTATTGTAGCCGTTATTCGGTTGGCTAATTTATCATACTGAAAATAAGGAATTATGATGTTATTGGTAATGATTTGTGGCGTAGGCCAGAGTTTAAACATTCCGCCTGGTCTGTTGCCTGTATTACCATTATACCACGGTTGGAACCAAGACATCATGGCCGTCGTTCCAAATTGTAATGTGTATAAGGTTTTACTATTCCACATCAAATCGGCTGCTTGTTCATCAGCTCTATATGTTCCTGGAGATTTTGGAGCACTACCAAAAAATGCCTTAAACGATGAACCAATTGTTGATAACAATCCACTAAGACCCAAACTTGTTCCTGTAGATTGTGTTGCACCCCAACGTTGTTTCAATGCTAATAAAGCAGTATTTGCATCACTACCACGAATCAAACCCTTACCTTGTCCGGCGGCAATAGACGGCAACGCACCATCACCAACTGTGCTTTGTGGTGTTTGAAATCCGTTTGTTAAATTAATACCAACCGTAGATGTTACTGAATTTGCCAGTCCTAACAATCCACCTTCAATGTGTCTTGTTGGCAAATTTCCAATACCAAGAGTCAGCGGTTGAACCGTAGCCAAAATTGGAGATAGTGGATTGTAAATACGAGTTTCATCAAATGGCGCAGTTCTTTGAACAGCCGCTTGACTTATCAAGAACTGAACACCCCAAGATGAAATTAAAAATTTTGATACACGAACTATATCATTAATCGAATCTTGATTAATGTTAGCAATATCTGCCAATCCTTTTACAGATTCCGGTAATTGATTGAATGTGGAATTCTGAAATTGGTCAATGTATGTGTAAACAAATGGTTGTTGGTCGGATAATATACCACCCAAAATACTATCATTGTAATTCGTGAATGGACTATACTTGTGATAAATTTGATAGGCATTGGAATTTAGCAACAATTGTAGTTTACCAGGTGCCGGCCCCAACGGATAGTTAGGTGGAACGTGGAGTAACTTTGGTGGAAAATTCTTTAACTTAACCACGGTTGTTGCTGGATTACTCATTTTATATAAATAGTTGACATATTAAGTTATTTACATATAATAAAATGATGGAAATAGATAAAAACACATTTGATAATCTACAAAAACTTATAAGTGAGTCAGCCACCAATTTATATTCCGTCGAAGGTATTGAAAAGATGACTCCGGACGAAAAGATTGAGGCCGTTCTATATCTTATGGAAAAATTAAAAGAAGAAGGAAAGATTGTTTTAATATGATAATACGGAAAGTTCATTCGGATTCCAATTCTGAAATTATTGATACAGACAAATTGCCTGACATTGATGCTCTTGTTCTTGAAAAGAAGGAAGAATTAAGAAAACTTTGTTATAATGCTGGGTATAGATGTTTATTGTTGGTAGAACAACGTTATAATGACACTGTAAGTATGGCATATGTTATAAGTGATATTGAAGATGGAGTAGAACTTACGGATACGTTAAAATCATCAATTTTAGAACATTAAAATTATGTAAGAGTTCCAGTATAAGACAATCTACGTCCTACAGCGGAATCTAATTTTTGAGAATCTAGGAACACGTTGGCGGTTATAGTTCCATTTTTAAAGTCGTTTCTAATACCTTCTATTCCGTCTTTAATAGCACTTAATATATCACTTGTAAATTCGCCTTTCTTTTCAGTTCCTTTATTATCACCGGCACCATTTCCATCTGGTATAACTAAAGATTTTAACTTTTCAATCTTTACATCAGGAATATTTGAGAAAGTTTTACTTAATTCGGTTACACATTTTGATAAATTATTAAGTTGTATTATAGTATTGGAGAAATTTAAAGTTTCCAGACTTTTTAATCCTTCTACAAATGGAGATATGCCGGCGGCCAATAATGTCATAGCCGAAGCAAATATCATTAATGGGGCCGCAAATACAGCCATAGCGCCTAATGTAGATGTAAGAATGCCTAATTTTGCCACATCCTTCATTAGTTCGCCCAACCCAATACTGTTCAATGATTTTAATCCGTTGACCATATTTGGTAAAGCCGTTCCTAACATATCCATTGCTTTTGCTCCTAACATTGCTCCAGCAGCAAATACCATTAAAGAAAGGCCCAATCCAGCTATAATTAATTCCCCTATTCCTATGACTTCCCATAAAACTCCCATTATAGCTGCTAAAGCACCAAATGCCATTAAAGCCTTTATTCCCCCCCACACATCCCCCCAACTAACTCCAGCAAAAGAAGCAAATCCTTTAGATAATACCATTAAAGAATAGCCAAATCCGGCTATTAAAACTATACCTACAACAAGTTTTCCTATAGCACTCCAAGGAAATTCTTTAATTCCATCTCCAATACTTTTAATAAATCCACTAAGTCCTCCACTTTTTGTAGGTTTTATTGATTTTGAAATTGAAGATGAGATGGTTTCAATTCCACCAAACAACCCCTTTACCATTTTTAAAGTTTTAAATAATAATACTAAGGACGTAATAGCAACTGTTATTCCTACCACCCACATTAAAGTTTTTCCATATACGCCATTTAACACATCAGAAATTCCTGTCAATACTATTGCTATATATGGTAATATATGTTCTCCCAATCTAGCAAATATGGAACTCCACGCGGCAGAAATTGTAGCAATGGCTTTTTGATTGCTCATAGTTTGAACTTCCTTTCTTGCCATTTCAGCGTAGTCTTTAATTTGTGATTGATTCATTTTCATCATATCATCATATCTAGCTCTATCAGTCACGGACATTGCACGTAATATATTATTATGTTCTCTGTCAGATTCTAACATATTAGCAACTTCGCCGGCGGATTTGCCCAATGCTTTTGCTACAGCATCTTGTTGGAAAGGGTCTAATTGTTCAAAGTTAGCATCTTTAGCCAATTTGACAATTTCAACATTTAATCCGGCTATGTCTCTATGGTATGCTAATTCACGAGCCTTTTGTAGATTCATCGACTTACCCAACAAAACACTTGCTTCCATTTCAGCTTTTACGCTTTCGGTGAAGTTTAATAGTGAAGCCGAAGACTTCGCTGATGATGATAATGTAGTTCCTAATTCTCTCGCTTTTACTGCGGCCTTTAATAATTCTAACGGATTACGAGACAAAAATTGATAACTGTCGTGGGATGCTTCGGCCACATCATTCATTACAGCATCTAAAGGAACTCCTGCAGCAGCCGACATTCGTTGTGCTATCATCAACATATCTTTTTGCGTTGATGATGTTGAATTACTTACCATTGCCATCGACTTGACAAATTTAGCAGAAGTTTGTCCTGTTATTCCGAATTGGGCAGTTAATGTTGCCATATCACTTACCATATCCGATGAATAAGTTGCCGTAGAACCAAACTCGTCTGCGATAGCTTTTATGGAACCATATACGTCTTTAGCAGATACTCCAATCGACATTAGGTGAATGGAAATTGCTCTTGCGTCGGATTCTAAGTTAACGGTGTCAATTCTCGTTACACCCATTGACTTACGAAAATCTGCTGCTGCAGAATCTAATTGGTCAAAAACTCCCCATATTTTTTTAAGTGTATATAACATAGCACCAAATAATACGAGTTCAGGTTCCAATCTTAATAACTTTGTAAAACTTTGAAATCTCGAATAAATATTACCAAAACTTTTATCCAAATCTCTCCAGGCATCTTTTACGTGTTGAGCATCCGATACCATTTCTTCTTGTATTTTTTGTTGATTAAATAACTGTTCGTATGCTTTTCGCAACGCCCCACCTTTCAACGGGTCATCACGTTTCATAATATCTGCTATTTTAGACTTTATATTTAAAATTTTAATTTGTCCATCTATAAATGACTGTTCACTAGCATTTTTTCCTTTCATACTTTTTAGAACCTCAGCCTCGACATTATTCATCGTTTGTATTAGACCAAGCCCAGATTTTGTAGCGGCCACAAACGCAGACATTTCTTTACTGATATCTCGTAGTAAAGATAAGTTAGTTTTCAGTTCTTTTGTATCTATGGTAGATTCTGCCATACTGATTATAAATAGTCAAAAATCAAAGATTTGAGTGATAATTAACAGTTGACAATAATATAAAATGGGGGTATAATTAGACTATATGATAGAATTTATTTTAGCAGTATTACACTTAATAGGATTTATTTTGTTACTTAGCATACCGTTCTTTTTAATCGGTTTGGGGTTGGATATTTCCATAAACGGACAAACCCGGCTTGACAAACGAAGAATGATACATCATTTTAAAGTATTTTTTGGAGGATTTATCATTGTAATCGGATTATTAGTAGGAATGGCCACAATTAAAAATTGGTTTACCGATAAAAAAGATTAGTGCGTTATAATCTTTGAATGAACATCTATTCCGTTCTTAAATCGTTTCCAATCGTTTTCCCAAATGTATTTTACATTATAACCGAGAGATTTTACCTTGTCTAACATTTTGAACGTATTTTCATAGAGTTCGCCAAACGACTTTTTAACTTTTGGATGGATATCACTTAAATTGTAAATTTCAGGATTTCCGTGCCAATAATCTCCAAGAAATTCATATACAGTATTTGTAGTTACATCGAAACCATCAACAGATTTTTGTTTCCATTTACTTAATCTACAATTCCTCTCTTTAACACCCATATAATCTAAAAATTCTATTTCTGGTTTTGATATTAAATGTGAACATTTTGGACATCCCTGACCGTGTAAATGGTCTATTGGTTTTTGATTAAAAATTCCATGTTTTTTACATTTTATTGAGACTTTAATTTTCTTTTTAAGATACCCCACATTTGAATAATCGTATTTATTTCCATGTATTTTTATTGCTGACAATATAAACGATTTCTCGGTATGTAAATGTTTGTTCTTTTTTAATCCACACATACAGGACATCCACAACCTTTGTTATTAGCATACAAATGGTGGTCGGGTCTTTGTGAGAACGAACCGTGTTTAGAACAAATTATTTCTATTTTAGTATGTTTATTAATATAATTTATTTTAGAATAATCATACTCATTTCCATGAATTTCTATGGCTCTATTGATAAATTCTTCATCTGTTAATCGTCTTTTCATAGTATTCTTTCATTAATTTATGTTTTTGTTTCATCAAAATTTCTTTTATCTGACTCGGAACAAATATAGTCATCCATTTCCATCCTTCTTTAGTTTTCTTATCCAGATAATTTTGAGTGGCCCGTTTTCTTGCATCGGTTGTTTTCATATATGATAATCTTGTATTCACTAATACATATAAAAGAAAAAACACAAAAACTTATCATTTTTGTGTTATTTTCTTACCGATGGAGGTCTGGCCACAGGTTTAGATTTTGGAGAACTTTGATTTTCTTGATGTTTTGCTTGAGAATTCTCCTTTTCTCTCTGTTCTATTAACATTCTTAAATAGAAATATCTTAAAGAGATTGGCAGGCTATAAGCCTCATCGTGCGTAAAACCCCCTTGGCTGTTATAAATGAGATGAAACAACTCTTGGTGGATACGAACCTTATCTTCACCCGTTAAAATCAAGCCAAAGAAAGCCAGCATTGATGGGAACGTCCACACGCCTTTCTTGGTTACAATCCGAACATTTAAAATCAAACGTCATATCAACATCAGGATTGTGTTCTTTCATATGCTTTCTTAACGCCAAACTATCACGTGCGGAAAGTTTTTCTTCTACGAACTTTCTAATGACAGTTCTATCAGAATTGTTATCTACAGAAGTAAGTAAATACTTTAATCTAGTGGTCAATTCTGCTGTGTTCTCTTTGTTTATCTTCTTAATTTGTTCCAATTCGGCGTCTATAGACTTTTCATCTAATTGATTCAATAGTTTATATGTTACCACAATTCCTGAATTCGGTAACTTAAAAGAAAAATTGTTCTGTCCTTTTGGATGATTATCAAAATCAAACGGTTTATATCTCAATTCACTTAAATTGATGTCCACCTTATTCTGCGCCGAACACTGTGGACACGTAATTGTTACAGGATAACTACTTCCATAAGAAAATTGTCTAATTCCGATAAATATCGCATTCTTATCCGGTATCAGAATATCTTCTGTTCTTATAGATTTGTTCACAATTAACGCTTCCATCAATTTATCAAGAACCTTACCACTTTTAATGAGTTGTTGATTTGCTAATAAATCCTCTTCTTTCGCACTCATTTCCTTCAATTCTATCTCTCCGGAAGACAGTGGGTGCCCAATAGGATAGAATACGCCTTTGGTTGGAAGTGGTATGATATTGGTCGGATACTTAGATTCTGACCTTTGCGGAACGTCGGTTGGTTGTTTTAACACAAAATCTGGAACATTGACCGGACGCTTAAGCGGAATTGTTTGATTATCTGACATAACTTAAAAATTGCCTTTCATGCAAATATATAGTAAACACATTAAACTTTTAGATTTTATAATTCAATCATTATAAAACATATTTAATACTTCTTTTTCTTCATTGGAAAGATTGAATGGTATTAAGTCTCCTCCGGAATTTCTTACAACCACATCACTTTCAGATGAACTATATACTCGTTCAGAAGTCTTCATCTTATCACGTAAGGATTTCTCAAATTCTTTTTCGTTTTCAATCTCTTGTAAAGCAGACTTTACTCCGTCACGGACTACTTCCGATGTTATAATTTTACCAGAAACGTTTACTTGAATCTTTTCTGGAGTTATACTTTGTGGTTTAGATTTAGTTAATTTTAAAACTAAATATACACCGCCGATTAGTATAACTACTTCAAATAAAATTCCGAATATAACTAATAATAACAATAACATTACGTCGCCTGTATTGGTTGAGTGACTTGTGAAGGTTGTGATATCTGTTTATTCACGGCGTCAATACTATCTCTATCAGTTTTCTTTTGAAATTGGTCATAATTTTTAACAGTCGTGGCATAATTGTCACGTTGCTGTTTGTTCTGTTTTGACTTAGCTTCCAATTCCTTCTTCTGTTTTACCAAATCAACTCTCTGTTTTGCGTTGTCTGCCGCAGTTTTTGCCGGGTCTTCTTTTTCAATACTTGTGCTCATATCTGTCATATTGGTAGATGAGTCAGGAGTATTGATTGTAGACGAATAATCTTCATCAACCAATTCTTTTAAAATCTTATAAACTATTTCTTGTAATTTTCTGTTTGGATTATACACTCTTGACTGTGGTTCTGGTTGTGGCGTTTGTGCCGGTAAACGTGGTTGATTTACATTCAAACCTTGACGAACTGTTGCTGGCATAGAAGGCTCATCATCAGGATAAACAACTTGATGTGCATTTCTAAACTTGTAAACCATCAATTGATACAATCCTACGTCAAACCAACCGAATACAAATCTAAAGAACTTCTTCTTTTGATTGTCATTGTATTTTGAAGAACCTAATACACTTCTGATGTTGGTCGTTGAAACAGGATGACCTTGAATCTTTGTATCATCCATAATGACAACATATGCGTGTTCTTCAAGTGGTCTTAAAACATTTTCATTACCTTTATATGGTTGAAAATATGACGGTTCTCCCTTTGAATTTAACCAAATATCTTTATGTTGTTCTTCATGTGGTTTGTTTTGCTTTTCAAATGAAGTATCTGGGTCTTCTTCCGGTTCATCGGCGGCATCAGGAATTGCCGCCGGACTTGACAATTCTTCATAAATTTCTTTTAATTCTTTTCTTATTCCAGCAGACAGACCATCAGAAGCGGAATTGGTTTTGCCTTTTCTTCTTGAAAATAATTCAGTTTCTTTTGGATTCAATACTATAAGAGCGACGGTGTGTTTTGCTGAAAATTTATGATAAATTTCTTGTGGACGCCATTCTTCAGCTTTTTCAATATCATCTGTTGGTAATGATTGAACTTTTACAACGTGACTTGCTGGAACGCCGTGTCTTACCCAAATTTGTTCTTTGTCACCAAAATTTAGTGGTGCTTCAGGAATAGGTTCTCTATCCGTGGTTGCTACGAACGCATCATTTCCGCCGACCATAGATTTGAGTTTCTTGTAAACCTCAAAATGTGACCTATCGGCAGGTTGGAACGTTCCCGGGTATATACCAATCTTTTTCATATAATATTCTTAGGCTTCCTCATCTTTTGTTTGGTTTCCTCTGACAATTTTCTTCCGAGAAGTGAATTTCTAATTTTTTGTTTTGTTTCTTCCGACACAACTTTTCCCCTATTACCATCTCCTATTTTATTACACCAATCTTTAGAAAATTTCTTACCCAAATTTGCATTGTTTGGTTTTCCGAACATTGGATGATTAGAACCACTATTAATATCACTCAACAATTTCTTGGTTTCTTCACTTACAATTTTTCCTTTATTTCCATCGCTTATTTTCTTTTTTATTTCGTCTGTCATCTCTATTTTGCCGGCAATAAAAGATAGATTATATAAATTATCTCTAATAGATTTATCATCCAAATATTTTTGTTCAGTTATTAATAATTCAGGATTAGAACATTCATTAAGTATTAAAAAATCAAAATTACTTTCTCCATATTTATTCCAAGAATTTTGTAAATGTTGATTATCATGTCTATTTTTTCTTAACATCTTTTTATGAGACACCCACCTATTCTTGATATCAGCACTACTGCCTATATAGAATCTACCACTTATCTTGTTTAAAATTTTATAAATACCAGAAATTTTCATTTTCTATTTTTATCTGTTTGTTGTTTACCGATATAATCCCATACTGCTTTAATTTTAGCATCTTCGCTGTTCTCTACTTCGATAATATGTCTGTCCGTTCTATCATCCAAATCTTTAACTAATTGAGCACTTCTTTTTTCAGCATCAGCAGTATCTCCTGCGGCTTCTGCTCTAATTGACTGCACTTCATCTGCGTGTTGTTTATCAGTATGCCATGCTTGTAACATAGGAACCACCGAACTAATCAATAAAGCAATCAAGCCTGTGGCTCCATGTCTTACAACCGTATCTTTTCCACCTTCATACGTTCTTCTTACATTACGCATGATAAAACCTTCAACCGCATCTGGTTTCTTCAATACTTTTTTCTTTTTTGGTGAGGTTGCCATAATAATAAATATCAAAAGTATTTCGTTTCTTCACCGTGGCGAAGGGATTTCCACGCTCTATGAAGTGCTTCGGCGGCATCATCCTTGGTTTTGAATGGTTTCTTTGGGTCTTGTTTATATGACCTATCACCATTTGGCCCTTTTACAATTCCAATAAGGTATCCGTTTTCTTGAGATACAATGACACCTAATAGAATAGTTCCATAATATACATCACTTGGAATACCAAATCCATCACCACGTTTTAAATATGTAAAATCATCGAATCTGTATTGACCTTCGTGTAATTTACCGTTCATGATTGGGTCGTTTAATTCATCACGAACCGATGGAATACTTCTTGGGTCAGTAGAAACACCATGACTTATGCCTGTGCAATTAGTTCCATAACGAACCTGATTGTTTGAAATCCCTTGAGATTCTTTTAAACTATGAGAAGCCATTCTGTCTTTATCATCTAACGATGTAGTGTTAATGATTTTATGGGTTGTGGTATTAATTCCGAATTTTTGTTTTGCCCAATTTAATAATTCCATCTTTTCAGTTTCATTTGGAGAATTCCACCAATATACAGTATTTAAATCTTTTCTATATCTCCACGGTTTTGCATCAACCATTTTCCAACTATTAGGAAGTTTTTTATAGAAATCTTGATGTGATTGAAAACTGTGTTGAATTGGCCAACCAAACACTCTAAAATTTTCTTTATTTATAAATCCTAAATAAAGATTATTTTTTTGCGACGATTCACTTATAATGAATTTAATAAGTTGTTTTAATACAGACTTTTTCATGTATATAAATATCAAGTGAAATTCAATGATGGATGTAATTTATTGTGGCATTTATCGCAAAGAGTAATCCCTGACACTTTATTTTTGATGTGGTAATCTACAATCTTTTCGGCAATTGATTTTTTCAACTCGAAATTCATCACAATACCTTTATCAACTACGTGTTTTCTTACGATTTCTGACATGGTTTCTTTATTATGGTGTATATGAAGATTTTCATTATTACCACACTCCACACATTTGAATCCATCTCTAACGAGAATTGGATATTTCCACTCGTCATATAAACGTTTGTCTGACCTGGCAATGTTGTTTACTTCGGATATTCCACCTTTCCATTGTGAAGATTGCGGGCCGTATAAAGTTGGTGTTATACCATTTTTTCTATTCTCACGTAACAATACAGACATTTTTTCTTTCCTTTCGTCTGTAAAAGCCTTGGATACATTCTCGCCTAACTTTTTTACTCTTTCATCGGTATCCGTTGTTAATCCCTTACACCAAACCTGTCTTTCTCCGGTTGCGAATTGTCTCCTACGAGTCTCGGAAGATTTATCTATTGCCTTTTGATTATGACCCCAATGATTTTCAATTCGGCTTATATGACCACCCTTAGAATATTCTCTAAAATTTCCATGATACCATTTTACTTTTCCTCCACAACCACACTTACATACAGGCCAATCTCCATTCAAATAAAATTCACAATAGAAGTTGCCGGCATTTATTTTATGTATTCTGCCCATATGACGACGTAATCCATCATAATTTTCAAATTCTTTATTACATTTTTTACATTTATATTCTTCACTCATAAACAAAATTTCCTCACCATGATATACATAGTGAGGAAATATGTTAAAGGATAATTATTGTTATTTTTAATTATGGGATATTATTAATATCCAACAGTCAGAACTATCATTAATATTGGAGCACCCAGTAGTCTGCCGAAACGGTGATGTTAACTTGTAATGGGTCGCCTGTGTTGGCCCAATCTAATGACTGTCCATCAAAATTGGTTACAAATGCTCCAACTCCTGTCCATTCTTCAACCTTATCACCAACTGGGCCCAAGGTGTTCAAGGTAATGTTCTTCTTATAGAAGTCCATATAACCATCGCGACCTGTGACCGATTCGTGTGATAGACGAATCCACTCCATTACGGCTTGTGCGCCGGAAGGAACGATTGCGTCGTAAAGTTCCATTTGCACAGGCTCCCAAATAGACTTACCTTTGTAATATCTCTGGAGGTTAATGTGGTCAAGAGCTTTACGTTCTTGTGTAAGTTTTGGTCTGTCCGTCTTCTTTAATAAGAAGGAAGGAATACCATCAATATACAAAATAAATCTGTTCTGCACTTTTGGCTCGTAGCTTGTCCAAAAGATTTCATTTGAATTTAATAAATCAGCCATCGTATTACCTTATTGTTCAACAACAACAGTTGTTGGTTCTTTACTTCTATAATTAGAAAGACATTCAATAAAAATTCTATTTATTTTATTATATCTCCAAAATTTCTTTGGTTTAAGAATTTCAATGATTTTATTTTGTCTTATCAAATCTTTTTTTTGTTGAAATGGCTTTGAATGATATTTTGAATCGTATTCTAACACCACGTTCTTTTCTTTATCATAACCGTCAAGATAAAACAAATCTTGGTCAGTCTTAATTTGAAAGTTTGGTTCAAAGTTAAAACCCAATCTATTCCACTTTTCAATCAATTCCAATTGACCTCTATCAGTTCTAACTTTAAGATATTTTGTTTTTTCTAAAGCATCATTGTATTTTTTTCTTATAATTGGATTATTCCAGGCATTTTTAGATGCATCTGATAATTTCTTTTTTGTAGTATCACTAAAAACATTTCCAATCATTCTATTTCTCTGTTTTGATTTAAATTCATTAGTATGATGTTTTCCATACATAGGATGATTTTTTCCGCATTGCATTTTACCAAACTCATCTTTATGTAAAGAACTCCAAGTAGGCTTTCCAATTTTTGATAATGACATTTTCTCTTTTGACTCATCAGATAGTTTTCTTCCAACTTGAGAACAAGACCTACATTGTCTATTAATTTCTTTAGCCCAATACATACTACTTTCGGTTCTATGAAATATTTCTTTATTACATTTAGGACAGTTTCTGCTATATGTTTCTATTTTTTCCATTACATATAAATAGTTTTACTATGATATTTTAATTCGTTTCTTGAAGGTCAATATCATGTCCTTTATCATAATAATCCAAACTTCTATCAATTTTAGGATTAACCACACCATACTTTTTATTCAAATAATCTAATATAGCATCTTTTTGTTTTTCGGTATCAACATTATCAGTATCAAGATAAAGAGTATTATATTTTGAATTATATCGAAACCTAACATGAAAAGAACGGTAAGCTGGTAATGTAGTATGTCCGTATTTATTTTCATAATCGGTTATACCATGAACATTTAAATCATTATCAACACTCCCAACTACAATATATGGTCGTTTCATGGATTCGTTCAATGGTGAAGTATCCGTGGATGGTTGCATATTGCCGTGTTCAGGAAGACTTACTTGTTTATCATAAACAGTGTTGATTGTGGTTTTTATCTTTTCCAATACACCACTTTTTCTAAGTGCTTTGAATACCAAATTTTCTGTGCAGAATTCTCCACCGTTTGCCAGACCTGTGTTTCTGTAATTTCTTATAGATTTCATCAATTCTTTCAACTTGTCTATGTCGCCGGTTTCGACAAGTTTTTTAACCTTTTCTTGAATTGTTTGAAACTTCCTTCTAATTTTGTCGGCATCTATATCCAATTTTTCATGAGTTGGTTCTTGAATCCACTTACCATCAAATAAAGAATAAATGGCAGCACCAGGACGAGAGAGACTTGCATCACTGTTTGGTTCACGAACATCTTGAATATACACTTCAACAGGATGACCTTTAATTTCTATATCATGTTCCGTATTCCATTTAGAACCTAGGGAATCCATAAATTTTCTAGCATATTCCTCGTTTATCTTTTCTTCGGCAATGTCGATTACGATGTGCAAATCCACATCGCTTGTAGGAGTCCAATTGTAATTTGCAGAAGAACCAAGGAAAAGAATGTTATGAATTTCACCTTGTAAATCGGTGGAATTATAAAAGTCTTCAGCAATCTTCAAAAGATGTTCCCTAATATCAGGCTTGAGTGTTTTATCCTCATTCCAAATATTAGGGTCTAATGTCTTGTTGTAAATCCGAAGTTTCATTTAGTTATGACCAACAAATGATTATCTCAACTGTTTTTGCGGTTTTTGTTGTGGCAATCTTTTTTGTAAACTGTCTATGTATTTTATTACTGCTTCAGAAGCGCTCATAGTTTTCGCCATGTCGTTTATTTTTTTCTGCTCTTCTGGTGGTAACTTTTCAACAAATTCAATCATCTTGTCATATGAACCTAAAATTTCATTTAATGGTTCGTCGTGAGTTTCGTCACCCTCAACGTCATTCTTACTACCATACCACATTTCATTGATAAGTTCTTTAATGACGCCTTTTAATTCTGATTTGGAAAATCCTTCTTCAAATTTGACTCTCCATCTTTCACCTGGAATGTGCTTAGGGTCTTTCTTCATATCTTTATCATAGACATAACCTACGCCTTCTTGAAAAGGAACATCATCTTCTGGTGTTGTCGGTTCGGCTTTCTTTGGTGCCACATCTTCCGGCCCAATAACTGAAATATTGTAATCTCCATGTCCGTCTTTGTATATCTTTTGTGCTTCTTCGGCGGCTTCATCCCGCGTATCGGCTACATGATGAATTGATATATCGGTTCCAAGACAAGCATCGGTAGATTTACAGAAAACAGGAACTTCCATCAAAACAACATATTTACCACTCTTGGCTAATTGTTTGGCTTTTTCAGTATCATTTCCTCTTGGGATTGTTGTTTGTGAATGGGCAAAGGCTCGTTGAGCATCATTTGAAAATCCATCAGGAACTTCATCTTCTTGACCACCTGACCAATTTTCTTTCAATGATTCTTTATATCCAACTGGCACTTGAGCTTGTGAATTTGAACCACGGAGAAAGTCTTTGATGCCGCCGTCGTAGTTATTTTGAATACCTCTCAACACTTCTTCATCTGATAATTCATCTACCGCAGCTTCATCTGGAAGGTCTGCCCACTGGCAATCTTTAATCCAATCTCTCATTTGTTTAATGATGTCTGGATGTTCAGTTGCAAATCTGATTACGGAGCCTGGCGCACCTTGAGCAATAATAGTCTTGCCACTACTATCAGTGGTATGATTGATTTCACTCAATTCTTCGTTTACTAAGTCTGATGTAATTTCTTTTATTTTTGACAATTTCATGTATATAAATAGTTATTTTTACAGTATAACTTCATAAAGATTATGTAACTTTTCGTCATATCGTAAAAATATTAATGGTTTTATTTTGTCAATTAACCTTTGTTGTCTTACCAAATCTTTTTGTTTATAAGAATGATAATGATGATTTGGCTCGTCGTATTCAAAAATAATATTTCGGTCTTTATCATATCCATCTACCGAATAGCCGGATATCATCACTTCGCCGCCATTTAAAGCGTGTTGTAAATTCCATCCACGTTCTTTATTAAGTTTATCAATGAATTCACAGGCTTTTGGATTATACATTCGTTTTGTATTTCCAAGAGATTTAATTTGATTTAATCTATTAATTCTCATTTTTTCTCTCGTTTTTTCAGAAATTATATGTGATATTGGTTTATCTTTTTTAGAATTGGATATTTTTAATTTAGTTTCTTCGTCTCTTAATTTTCCGATTTTAGATATTGACATCTTTTCCTTGGTGATATCCGATACGACTCTTCCAACATTAAATTTATGGCCTCTTAAATTACAATCAAAACAATTTCCATTATTCTTTAATGCCCGCATAAAATTTCTACGTGAACTATAAATTAATAACTTAGAACACTTTGGACAATTTCTAGTAAATTTGTCATACATATTTTTTCAATTGATTTATCGTATCTAAAGCGGTTTTATATAAAATCCCTATACCGCCTTTTTTATTCCATTCATTTATAACTATTGGAGTATCATCTATTATGATATCATTTGGTTTCGAATAGTGACGTTTTCTATGCTTATTATCCACCAGAATGATGTCGTTTGAGTGTAATGAAGGTATGTGATGACGTAACCAAGCAGTCTTTCCTTGTGTGGTCTGTTTGTCTATTTTATCAGATTTACCCAAAGCACTAAGGATTTTAACGTCTAGGAAGTTCTCTGTAATGAAGTTCCACATTTCCTTACCACCATCCATCCAAGGCAACTCTGAAAAGAACTTGGCTTTACCGTAGGCGTCGATTCTAGCCCATAATTCATCATCGGCAAGGTTATCTGTTGAAATCCCTGTAATCTCATAAAACCCACGGTCAAAGTCAGCCAGGACTCCATCCATATCACAATAACATATTCTATACACTTCAGTATTCATATAATTTCCAATAATACCCCTTACACATCCATCCACGCTTAATGGATTCAAATAAATTCCCCTTACTACAATTTATATATTTTGCGGCACTTGAACCGGAAACCCAAATTTTAATTAAATTTTTATTTTTATCTAATTGGCAAACTTTTATTGAAACGGATTTCCCTCCAGGATTATCACTTTTAAGTTTTTCTTTATGTTTATCCGTATGTTTAAAATTCCACACCCTGTTTCTCCTTTTATTTGATATTATCTTTTTAGTTTCATCTGTGTGATTTTTACCAAACATAGGATTCTTTTCTCCCGAATATAGTTCGCTTCTAAATTTTCTCATTTCTTCTGTGTATATTATACCACGTTGACCTTCTCCACCATCTGTTAAATTACACAATGAACCATGTTTTAAATCGGCTCTACCGATTCGGCGTATTTCTTCAAGTTCCTTTTTAAAAGAACACTCTTCATTTATATTTTCATAAATTTTTTTATAAATTATATTTCTTCCCAACGATAGTATTTTCTTGATTTTAAAATATAAATGTTTATTTTTATGTGGAATTTTATTTCTTCTAACTTCTTTTTCATGGTCAAATATTCTATTGCCATGTCCTTTTCCAACATAAAAAACTTCGTTGGTAAGCGGGTCAATCAAATGATAAACGTAGAATATATTTTCCATAATTATAAGTATATTAATATAAATATAATTGTCAAATTAAAATAACTTGACAGTTGTTATTTTATACATACTCTGGAAATACCGAATAACACCGGGTGAAGCTAAATTAAAAAAGTACCTCTTAATATAAAGTGTACCTAGTGTTAAAATTTAGTAATTTTTAAGTGGGGAAAGGCGAGAATTTTTTCTTCTATTTCGGCTACGTAGTCAGGATATTCAAGGGAGTCAACTTCGTTCCAGGCGCTGGAACTATCAGGTTGCCCGTAATCGGGGCCTGCTAATACGTGCTCTATATTGTTATCGTCATACGGAACAAATACAGAGT